CATCCGAAACTACTATGTTCAGTCTTCGCATGAACGGGTTATACGTATACTAACTATATAATCCTTTCCGTCCCTCAAAAGTCCCGGACCATTGGTCTGGCAAAAAAGAGATTACGCTTTCCGCTCCTGCAATTTCTTCCACCCTTCTCTGCTGAAGTGCCGCCCGCTGCCACATTTGGGACACCGCCAGTGGGACCACTCGCCCGGCCCGAAGAAATCCGGGCCCACGATATCGGCAAAATGTGGGTCGGGAAGACATTCGATATTGCAGCACCGCGGTTTCATGCTTCCTCCTCCATCCACCTTATCCCGTTTCCGAGCTGGAGGGCGAATGGCTCATCGAAAAAAATATAGAGCCGCCCGTCCCTGGATAGGCCGAAGATCATCCTTCCGCCTCCGCCCATCTATCCAGCCTGGCCGGGACCGCCGCGACGCGCTTTCTGGCTATCTCGCAGTACTCCGAGGATAGCTCAATTCCTATAAAATGCCGCCCGGTACGCTTTGCCGCGACCGCTGTGGTACCGGAGCCTATGCAGTTATCGAGAACCAGGTCGCCCTCGTTGGTGTAGGTCTTGATAAGATATTCGAAGAGGGCGACGGGCTTTTGAGTAGGGTGATGCGTATCGTTGTTTGGGTTTGGGAAGGTCAATACCGACGACGGATAATTCGTATATTCCTGGAGAAACGTTTTTTTGTGGGAAGGGCGATGCCCGACAGTGCCATTAGTGAGTTTTTCATCGCGGTGGGGTCTATAAGTCTCCTTTCCGAAAAACACCAACCCCGGCGGATTATAGACCATGCGCCTTTCGGACTGTGATTTATGCACCGTTGTTCCTGGCGAGAAAACCAAGACGTTTTCGTGAATCTTTAAAGGCTTGTTTTTAGCATGAACGAAACCAGACGCCCGGGTCTTCTCCCAAATCCATTCATATTTAAACATCTTTGGATTACTCATCACCAGCGCACTTGTAAACGGCTGGCTTGCCGTCAGCACAATCGCCCCACGATCCTTAATCAGCCTCTTATATTCTTTCCAGAGAGGCTCAAAAGGAATGACACGATCCCACTTGCAATCGGTCGTGCCATAAGGGAGATCTGTAATGATCGCGTCTATCGATTTATCAGGTATAAACGGCATGAGTTCAAGGCAGTCTCCCTGGTGGATGGTGTCTATTTTTAAGCGGCCCTCTTCTAGTATCATAAATAATACCCAATGTTCTTTTTCATTTCTTCCCATTCGTTTTGTGGGATGTTCGCCTTTGCTCGATTCTCTAACCAAGAAACAAATTGTAAATTGTCGATTAGCAAAGAACCCCCATTGCATTTTGCGTCTATGTGGTCCAACGACGGTTTAATCCATTTGTCCTTTGTTCTTATCCATTCGTTGTATAATTTATTAAATTTCTCATCTACATAGAACTTTTCTATAAACTGCTTATAAATATCCGTCGTGAATCCATCACAGTCTCTTTTTCTACTTAACGAACGGTTGAGGAATTTTAATTTCTCTATATCCTCGAAACCGTCCAGCCATTCGAGAGACACGTCGTATTTTAAATGTGATCGCATATTTTTAAGATTAAAGTCTCTTGTCATGGTTTTTCCTTTCGACCACCCTTCCCGGCCCACGCACGCCCGACTAATCTTGTTTTTGTGCTCTTGCGTGAATTCCTTTAGGCTATTCCGGTGTGTTATTTTCACACCGTTTTTTACAAGTATTCGCTTTATTCTATGGTGGTCGGTTCCTAGTTTTTCGGCGATCATTCTAAGCGTAAATCGCTCTTTTGTGTAAAGCCGAACGACCTCGCTTTCGTCTATTTCCATGCGTCCCATATAGTACTCGATTCTATATAAACATTGCTCCTAGTAAATGGGATAAGGCAAATCGCAAAGGATCATATCTATACACCCATCTGGCAGCTTCTTCATCTCCTCCAGGCAGTCGCCCTGTATGATGGTGTCTACATTTGGCGTGTTTCCGGTCATATCCTATGCTCCTCCTCTGCTGCCTTTCGGCCTCCGGTGCTCTTTGGCCGGGCTGAATCCAATGCATTCCTCCCCCTCCTTTGGCGGAACATGGATGCAGGGGCCCGCCCACGGCACCCACCGCCAGCGACATGAACTGCAGTGCCCCCAGGTCACGCGTCCGCCTCCGCCCACCTATCGAGCCTGGCCGGGACCGCCGCGACGCGCTTTCTGGCTATCTCGCAGTACTCCGGCTCTCTGCTCGATTNGGATGTAATGGAAGCCCTCTTTTATGGCCGCTATCCCGGTTGTGCCTGATCCGCCGAAAGGATCTAAGATTAGGCCGCCTGGCGGGGTTATCAGCCGGCACAGGTAGCGCATGAGGGTGAGGGGCTTAACTGTGGGGTGGTGGTTTTTTGCTGTTTGCCTTATCTCCTCTTTTTTTTCACATTGGCAGGTTTCGCTTGTACCGCTTAATATCGGAAGACCACACTTGGCGCACTTCATAGCAGTTGTGTGTGGCAATTCCTTCGGAGGCACCCCATCCAGCCCGGCCTCTCTTTCCGCCCTGCTCGCCTTCGCATGATAGGTGAATGCCGGAATATCCTCTTCCGTGAATGGGCAGGCCTGGAAGAAGCGAGCAGGAGAGCCTTCATCATCGTGTCCTCGGACACTATTCGAATATGGCTTAATTCGATTGTGCTCGGGTCCCTGTCCTGGGTCATGTCTTCCAGCCAACCCCCTCATACTTCGCTGGCTTTTGCTTTCTCCAGCCTTCGCAAATTCCGCCAGCACGACCTCGCTGCCATCGTGGATGAGATTGGCGGGGAATCGGCCCGTTGGTTGTGGTTTGTTCTCTATGGCATTGAACTTGTAAGCGTCCGAATTGTGAAAGCATTCGCCTGTCCCGTAAAAACCGCTTGATGCTCTCCGGGTGTCTTCTTCCGTGCATATCCGGCACCCATCCACATTCAGCCCCCCACATCCCCACCGGAGCACGTTTTCGGCAATCGTGCAACCATCCAGAGGCTTCCTGGCCAGGACTATTGGCTCATGAGCGGGCTTGAGCGCCGAACCATATCCTGACCACTGTTTAGCTTCTGGCGTTGATGGTGATGTGATAAGCATCCTATGATGCTTATCAGGACCATCGCCATAAACAGAATTTGCGCCATTTCCATAAGATTGCAGCTTATCGATTTCTCCTATTATTTCCCTTTCGGCTTTAGCGGCCTTGTCGATTGCCTTGGAAATGTCTAAACTTTTGGGGAATCCTTGTGAATACACCCAATGCAGCGAATCCCTGATCTCAAAGCCGGCGTCCTCAATAGCGCAAGCCATCCTGTGATAGGTTCGCGCGCCACCGAACGCCAGGAGATGCCCGCCGGGCTTCAGAACCCGGAGGCATTCGCCCCACATATCCACATTATAGGCAATGCCGCTTGCATCCCATTTCTTCCCCATGAAAGCCAGCTCATAGGGCGGATCTGTAACAATTGCATCAATCGACCGGTCCGGTAGCTTCTTCATCTCCTCCAGGCAGTCGCCCTGTATGATGGTGTCTACATTTGGCGTGGTTACATTCATAAATTCACATCCAGTTATCTAATCTATTTGGTACGGCGGCGATGCGCTTTTGCGCCATGCCTATGTAAGCCTCATTCAGCTCTATACCGATGAAGTGCCGCCCTAACTTCTTCGCCACAAGTCCGGTGGTCCCGGCTCCGAAGAAGGGATCGAGGATAATGCCAGGAACGGGCTTGAGATCGCCACATTGGCAGGATGGGAGCCAACCAATGGTTTTTGAGTCGTATCGGGCGATAGACGAACCCCCATCAACCGCTTTTCTATTTGCATTTACACCATTGTTTCCGGGGATGGAGTTAAAACGTCCATTTCCGTCATATGCATCATAGTCTTTGCTTTTCTTCTCAGTTTTCTCGATCTGCCTTATCCACGACTTCCCACACTCCGGGCAGACACCCCTCTCGCTTGTCCCTGCCAGGATGCAAGGCTCTATCAGCTTCTCGGGGAAGGTCGCGAAATGGGCCTCTCGGTACGGGACAGTGTTCACCTGCCAGACAGATCGCTTATTTCTCTTGGAGAAATCGTTGCCGGCACGCCGCTCCCCCGAATGTATTTGCTCTGGTGCGCGGCCATCCATCTCCCACGCCCCCTTCGATGTGTATGGCCTTCTTGGGTCATTGGTCACAGAAGGCTCCTTTATGGCCTCGGAGTCGAAGTA